AGCGGCGCCGGTATCTATTCAAGGAGAAGTTGATGCCCGACAACCAGACAGTCCCGGTCGTGGACGAAGCGGCGAAGAAAAAGCTCGGCGTGCGGCTGTACGCGTTGTTCGAGCAGTACAAGAAGGACCGCCGTGAGGCCGAGGAACAATGGCTGAAGAACTTGCGACAATTCAAGGGTATCTACGATCCGGACGTCGAGAAGAAGATCCCGACGGACCAAAGCCACGCGTATCCGAAGATCACCCGCACGAAGGTCATCGCCACGGTCGCCAGGCTGATGGAGATGCTGTTCCCCCAGACCGAGAAGAACTGGGGGATAGAGCCGTCGCCGCTGCCCGACGTGAGCGAGGCCGACCTGCAGACCATCCTCGATGAACTGGCGGCGCAGAACGAAGACCCGAACGCCGAGCTGAGTGAAGAGCAGATCGAGAAGGCGATCTCCGCATTTGCCAAGAAGCGCTCTGAGCGGATGTCGAAGGAGATCGACGACCAGCTCGATGAGATCCACTACGTCGACATGGCTAGGCGAATCGTGTTCAGCGCGGTGCTGTACTCGCATGGCATTCTGTTCGGACCGATGGTGAAGACGCAGAAAGCCCGGACGTGGGCGCGTGACCCGTACACGGGCCGGTATAAGGCGACCACGATCGAGCGGCGCGTGCCGTACTACGAGGTGGGCTCCGTGTGGGACTGGTATCCTGACATGAGCGCGAAGCGGTTCGAGCAGATGGACGGCTCGTTCACGCGTGCGGTGCTGTCTCGGCTTGGTGTGTCGAAGCTGGCCAAGCGGCCTGATTTCGACGCGAAGGCGGTCAAGGAATATCTGCGGCAGAACGCGACCGGTAACTACAAGGAGCTGCACTGGGAGACTGAGCTGCGGTCCAAGAAGTCCGACCGAGCGAATGTGTCGGATCTTAGCGGGCGCAAGTACGAAGCGTGGTCGTGGTGGGGTGTTGTCTCCGGCCACGAGCTTCGTGCTTGCGGCGTGGGTATCTCGGACGAGGAACTGTCGCTCGAAGTCGAGGCAAACGTCTGGGGACTCGGCGAGCATATCATCAAGGCGGTGATCAACCCGTACGACGAGAAGATCCGCCCCGAACACGTGTTCGTGTACGAGGACGACGAGATCAACCTCCTCGGCAACGGGCTGCCGCCGGTCATGCGCGACAGCCAGATGGCCATCTGCGAAGCGTCCCGGATGCTGCTGGACAATGCCAGCGTGGTCTGTGGCGACATGGTGGAGATCAATACATCGCTGCTGATGCCGGGGCAGAACCTCGACATCTACGCCCGTCGCGCGTGGCTTCGCGAGGACGTGGGGATCGACGCCCAGATCCCGGCGGTGCGGTCGATCAAGATGGACTCGCACCTGCCCGAACTGCAGGCTATCGTGCAGATGTTCTTGGGCTTCGCCGATACGGAGACGGCGCTGCCGCCGCCGGCCCTCGGAGACGTGACCAAGGGCGGGTCGGAGGCCATGCGGACGTCCGGGAACGCGTCGATGTTCCTAGGCGCGGCGGCGTTGCCGATCCGCGACACGGTGCGAAACTTCGACCGATTCACGACGAGCTTCATCTCTTCACTCTACCATTGGAACATGCAGTTCAACACCAAGGAGAGCATCAAGGGGGACTACGCCGTGATCGCTCGGGGCTCGACCAGCCTGATCGCGAAGGAGGTTCGGTCGTACGCGCTCGACAGCTTCGCAGCTACGCTGACGCCGGAGGAGCGGGCTGAGTTGAAGACGCGTAAGCTGCTCGAAGAGCGGATGAAGGTGCGCGACCTGCCGCTCGACCTGCTCGAAGATCCGGAGGTTGTCGACCAACTGCGCAAGCAGCAGGCGGACGAGGCCAATCAAGACAAGGCTGCGCAGACCGAACTGCTCGCGGCCGAGATCAAGAAGACGCTCGCCGAAGCGTTCAAGGACGTGTCGCTCGCTACCAAGGCGCAGGTCGGCGCCAGCGTGGACTCGTTCAATGCCACTGTGGAGGGGATAGCACGTGCAAAAGAAGCTGATCAAGCAGGAAGCGCAGGAGCTGAAGAAGGCGGTGTTCCAAGCACAGCACGAGCCGGGGCTGCAGGCGCTGCTTCAACTGGCGGCGATTAACCGGGACACGGCGCTTGCTGCGTGGCGCCGCGCACGCGGAGACGACATGGTGCGTTTCCAAACCGAGTACAACGCCTACCAAGGCGTGATTGACATGATAACCAAACGGCCGTTCGAGTTCGACGGCGAATAAGGAGGGGGAGATGGCAACAGAGAATGAAGGTGTGGACGACTTCGCTGCGGCGTTCGCCGAGGCGGTCAAGGTAGTGGAGGCCCCGGACGACGCGGCTGCCGCTGCGGCCCAGGCTGCGGAGATGGGCACGGCGGATGACAAGCCGGCCCCGGCCGCCGATGACAAGCCCGCGCCTGCTGCGGACGACAAGCCGGCTCCGGCCGCGGACGACAAGCCCGCGCCTGCTGCGGACGACAAGCCGGCTCCGGCCGCCGATGACAAGCCCGCGCCTGCTGCGGATGACAAGCCGGCCCCGGCTGCTGATGCAGGCCCGACGATCGACGAGCAATTCCCCGACCCGCAATACACCGAGGAAGAGCAGAAAGCGATTGCCGAGTTCGAGAAGAACTGGGACGAGATCTCGCCGGTGTTCAACATCAAGCTGAAACATGCGATCGCCGCCGTCGAGGCCAAAGCCGCACGCACGATCGCGAAGGTGGTGGAGAACATCTATTCCGACTTCACGCCGCTGATCAATTCGCACCTGAAGTCCGAGGCGACGTCATTCCGCGGCGCGGTGCTGAAAGCGCACGAAGACTACGACGCGGTGTACCCGAAACTCGACGGCTGGATCAAGGCGCACCCGGCATACTTGCAATCCGGACTGCTAAAGGCTTACAATGAGGGTACTGCTGAAGAAGTCATTGATTTAGTCAGCCGGTACAAACAAGCGAACGGGGTCAAACCACAGGCGGCTGCCCCCGCAGCGCCCGAACAGGGCGAGACGAAAAAACCCGCTGCAGCCGCTGCTGCAGCCCTGGCCCCGGTGGATACGAAACGCACCACGCCGAAGCCTTCGGGCGATGACCCGAACGACTACGACAGCGCGTTCGCCGAAGCGGCGGCCAGTCTCATGAGATAAAGGAGTGTTACATGGCGACGAAAGTTGCGAGCCTCAAACTGGACCCCGACACCAAGACGGCTCTCGCTGATTTTGTCAGCGAAGTCGAGGCGCTTCGGACGGCGGTCGCGGCCCTCAAAGCGGATCACAACACCCTGGTTGCGAAGCTCAACCTGGATGCGGGAGTGACTGATGTGAATTACGCGGTCTCGACTGCGGCCACATTGTCCGCCGTCGTGAGCGTGTAACCCCCAACCCCAACAACGCAATAGGAGAATAGCAAGATGGCTACCAACATGGTTTACGGGGACATCTCCCCGCGTACCGCCGCCCACGCTGTCGCGAAGATGCTGACGCGCGGCGTCCCGTACCTCGTGCTGGAGAAATTCGGCCAGGTCTATGTCATGCCCAACAAGTCGACCAAGGTCGCGAAGTTCCGCCGCTACAACGCGCTGGCTCTCGCCACGACTCCGTTGGTCGAGGGTGTCACCCCCGCCGGCAGCAAGGTCACTGTGACCGACGTCACCGCCACGCTGGAGCAGTACGGCGACTTCGTGCCGTTCTCCGATGTGATCGAGGACACCCACGAAGATCCGTTCCTGCAGCAGGTCAGCGACGTGCTGGGCGAGCAAGCTGCCCAGACGATGGAGACCATCCGCTGGAACATCATCAAGGCCGGCACCAACGTGTTCTACGCCAACGGCAGCGACCGCACGGACGTCAACACGCCGATCACCCTGGCCCTGCAGCGCAAGTGCACTCGTGCCTTGAAGCGCCAGAACGCCGCTTACATCACCAGCGTCGTGGCCAGCACTCCCCAGTTCCGTACGGAGCCGGTCGAGGCATCCTACATCGGCCTGGTGCACCCGGACGTCGAGAACGACATCCGCAACATCAGCGGCTTCATCCCGACCAAGCAGTACGGCTCGACGACCCCGTGGGCCAACGAGATCGGCGCCGTAGAAGATGTCCGCTACCTGCGTTCCACCATCTTCACCGCGTTCGCGGATGGCGGTGGCGACAAGGGCGCGATGATCTCGACCACCGGCACCAAGGCCGACGTGTACCCGGTGCTGTACGTGGCCAAGGACGCCTACGGTCTGGTCCCGCTGAAAGGCAAGGATTCCATGTCCATCATGGTCGTGAATCCGAAGCCGGCCGCTGGCGACCCGCTGGGTCAGCGCGGCACCGCCGGCTGGAAGACGATGCACACTGCGGTCATCCTGAATGACCTGTGGCTGGTGCGTGCCGAAGTCGCGGCCACCAACTAAGATCCGGTTGCCGGGGAGTAACATCCCCGGCTACTGACACCCAAACAAGGAGACAAGCAAATGGCTATCACTTCCGCCCTTCGCCTGAGCCCGACGCACCAGAATCGCGCGATCGGCTCGTTCAAGGACACCGGCACCGTCAAGAAGTCCGTCGTCAAGCTGGGCTTTGTGCCCCGCCACGTCAAGCTGATCGACGCCACCAACCGCATCTCGTACGAGTGGTATGAGGGCATGGCCGCCGATTCCGCCATCAAACAGGCTGCCAACGGCGACACCACGCTGGAGACCTCGAACGGCATCACCGTCGGCGCGCTGAACACCGGCACCGTCGATACCTGGACCGTTTACGAGCCCACCCTGCAAACTGTCGGCACGCCTGCTGTGGCCCCGGCCACCGATACGGACATGAGTCGCCTGAACCTGGTCAATGAGGTCATCGTGGGCTTCAACGCCCCGGCGGCCATCCTGACCTCCAGCGGCCAGTTCTACTTCATCGCCGAAGACTAAGCAACTGCCTGAGGGCAGGACGCTGCACCATGGGCCGGTCCTGCGTAATGTAGGGCCGGCTTTACCATAGGGGTACGCCATGATCGACGGCAATTTCACGATTCGCATCGAGATGCTCGAAAACGGGTTCACCGTCGAGGTGCCCGACTACGAAAAGGCCAAGGAGCTTGAGGCCAAGCGGGAGAAGGAGTCCAAGGGCGACAAGTGTTGCAGCCCGTCGCCCGTCTGGATCGGTGACTGCACCGACAAGATGGTAGCCAAGACCGTCAAGGATGTGATGGACATCGTATCCAAAGCCCTGTCCAAGTTGCCGCAGGACAGCTACGCGGAAGCCTTCGAGGAAGCCACAAAATCAAATCGTCGGGGCGAACCCGGCGGGAAATAGTAGTCCAACCATAGGAGGGGAAGATGACCAAACAGAAACTGAACGAAGGTGCCGGCGTGCCGGATGAACTGCTCGGCGGCTCGGATGATGTCGAGGCCTTGAAGGCGCGCATCCGCGAGTTGGAGCAGGCAAATCAGGCGCAGCGCGCCGCGGGTGATGTCGAGGAGAAGGAAGTCGGCCTCGCCACCGCGTCGAGCGCGTCCACGAAGGAACGCTATGCGATCATCGTCGAAGAAGGCGTTGAAGCCAACGCTATCAAGCGTGTGCCGGTGCAGGTCAACGGCCGGGCATACCTGATCGAGCGCGGCAAGCGCGTCGAGGTGCCGCCCGAGGTCGTGCATGTGCTAGAGAACGCGGTGGTCGACAAGTCGATCTCCGTCGAGGACGAGCGGACTGGCCTGCCCAATGGCATCGTCGTGCGCCCGACCCGGCGTTTCCCGTTCCAGAACCTGGGCAAGGTCGTCGACGCCGACGGCAACCGCCTTGACGGGGCGCTTGCGGCGTGAAGAACTGCGAGCTGATCAGCCATGTCGCGAGGGAGATGCTCGGCGACCGCACGGACAAACTGGCCGGCGGCGAAGACAGTCTGTACTCCGACGCGCTGATCGCTCGTTATCTCACCGAGGCGGAGAAGATCCTCTGCCGTAAGGCGTGGGTGCTTGAGGATTCAACGTCGCCACAGGCGTGCCAGATCTCGCTCGTCGAGGGCAAGTACGACTACCCGATTCATAGCAAGGTGCTGTTCGTCAAGACGGCCAAGCTGAGCGACTCGGACATCGAGTTGATCCGCGTCGGACATGCG